CCCGTCGGGGCATGCCTCCTGTTCAACGAGGCTTTCGGGCCCGCCCGCTTCGGCGGATGGGACGGAGACAGGCCCCTAGCGATAGATGTACCGTCGGCCTGGGTCCAAACAGCCGCGGTCGCACTCGAGCAGACGAAGAACACGATGCGCCTGTTCCCTTCACTCATCACAGAGGAGGCACAACGGCGGTTCAGGATCCAGATCGGCAAGGAGATGGTCCACGGGCTCGGAGATACCCGCCTCATCCAGGCGGTCACCTCGGCCCCGAGAACGCTGGAGGGCCCGCGAGCCACCTTCGTGTTGCTCAACGAGACCCAGCACTGGAACAGCTCGAACGAAGGCCATGATATGGCAGACGTTATCGAGCGTAATGCAACGAAGTCTCCCGACGGCGGTGCGCGCACGGTTCGCATCACGAACGCGTACGAGCCCTCAGAGGACTCCGTTGCACAGCGAGATCGCGAGATGTTCGACAAGGTCGAAGCCGGCGGGGCAATTGACACCGGGCTGCTATATGACAGCCTCGAGGCCCCGCCCAAGGCCCCGCTCTCAGCTGAGGCTGCGCCGGACGTAGTGAAAACGATCCGGGGCGACTCGGTCTGGCTCAACCCCGAGCGGATCGTCCAATCGATCCTCGACATCCGTAACCCGCCGAGTCGCTCACGGCGCTGGTGGTACAACCAGATCACCTCTTCCGAGGATGCCGTATTCACGCAGCAGGAATGGGACGCGTGTGCGGCTGTCCTTCCCGGCGTCCCTGCCGAGGGAGATATAATCACGCTGGGCTTTGACGGGTCACTCTCGGACGACCACACGGCTCTAATCGGCTGTCACGTTGAGACCGACCACCTGTTCGAGATCGCAGTGTGGACTCCCGACAAGCAGACGGGGGAGATTGACCGGAGATCCGTTGACCGGAAGGTCAGGGAGTGCTTCGAGCTCTATGACGTCGTCGGATTCTATGCCGACCAGCGGCCGTTCGAGTCCTACTGTGATAAGTGGGCGGAGGACTTCGGCCGGCGAGATCGCGCCACGAGATCCGGTCTATGTGTTCAGGCTCAGACGCACCAGCCCGTAGCATGGCCGATCGACCGCAGGACGAAGCTGTTCACAGATGCAGTCGGGCGTTTCTACAAGGCGATCATCGAGTCGGCCAAGATGGCAACCGAGGGCCAGCCCGGTGACAGGCTCACCCACGACGGGTCCAGGATGTTCCGCCTACACGCTCTCAACGCCAGGCGCGAGATCAACGCCTGGGGGTTCTCACTCCGCAAGGAGAACCGGGAGAGCTCGAAGAAAATCGACTCGATGCCAGCTGCCGTGCTCGCGCGGCTCGCTCGGCAGGACTACCTAGCACTACACAAGTCCCGCCAGAGACGGCAACGAACCGGCCGCGCCTCATTCTGACGGCCTAACCTTTACTAAGCGCCGCAGCTAAGTAAAGGATCCGCCGTAACCTTTCATAAGGAGACGACTTGCCCCTAGATGATACGCAGGCCCAGGCGAAAGTCCGGGAGCTGCTCGAGTACAGATCCATGGAACGGACCCGGCTCGACCGGCTCCACTCCTATCTACGGGCTACATACAACTTCCGTTGGCTGTCTGCAGGCGTGCCGGACGAGGTCAAGCGGATCTCCGAGATATCGCGCGTCAACGTCATCCGGTTCATCATCAACTCGCCGGTCCAGTCTATGTTCGTGGACGGGTTCAGATCCCCGAAGGCAGAGACGGACGAGCCCGGTTGGGATCTGTGGCAGCGCAACCGCATGGATGCCCGCCAGATCGGGATCCACCGAGCCGCGCTCGCGTATGGGGCGTCCTATGCGACCGTACTCCCAGGCAAACCAGTTCCAGTTATCCGAGGTGCATCTCCCCGGCGTATGACAGTAGTATACGGCGACGATGACGACTGGCCCGAGTACGCGCTGGAGAAAAGACGCTCGATCGCCACCGCAGAGGGTACAGAACGGAAAACGCTCTGGAGGCTATTCGACAAAGAGTGCGTGTACTGGATCACGGGCTCGGAGGGCTCGAACCAGTTCTCACTCGAGAAGACCGACCTGCACGGCGCGGGTGTCACACCAGTCATCAGGTATCTCTCGGACGAGGACCTAGACGAGGAAGTCATCGGCGAGATCGAGCCTCATATCCCGCTCCAGGATCAGATCAATATGACGACCTTCGGCCTCCTGGTCGCACAGCACTACGGGGCTTTCAAGCAGCGGTACATCCTGGGTTGGATTGCAGCCTCCGAAGAGCAGCGGCTCAAGACGGAGGCATCCAAGCTCTGGACGTTCGAAGATACACCGGACAACGTGCAGGTTGGCGAGTTCGACCAGACGGATCTCAAGGGCTATATCGAGTCCCGTGAGTCGACCGTCCGGTTCCTCTCGACCCTGTCTCAGACACCAGTCCACGAGCTGCTCGGCACGGTCGCCAACCTATCGGCTGAGGCCCTGGTGGCAGCTCGAGACTCCGCCAACCGGGCCGACACGGAGAAGAAAACCCTCATCGGGGAGCGACACGAGCAAATGCTCACGCTCGGAGCTCAGCTCCAGGGGAAGAAAACCGACGCGAAGGCATGGGTTCGCTGGCGCGACATGGAGCCGAGATCCCTTGCGCAAGCCGCAGACGCTCTCGGTAAGCTCGCCCAGATGCTCGGGGTTCCGCAGGAAGAGCTGTGGGAGAGAGTCCCGGGAGTCATGCAGCAAGAGGTCGAGCGTTGGAAAGAGGCAGCAAAGAAAGAGGCAGCAACCGTACCACCTGCACCACCGGGCAACGAAGAGTAGCCGCGACAGGCGGCAGGTCTCACCGACAAGGAGGAGATGGATGAAGGAGCAATACAGGTTCGTAACGGGCGATCGCAAGATCCTCGTGTTTGAGGGCGACCGCCTTGTGCGGGAGATGCCAGTGATCGCAGGAGGGGCAGAAGACCCACCCAGCCCCGACCCCGATCCAGATCCCACACCGGATCCGGACGACCACCCAGACCCGGATCCTGACCCGCCGAATCATGAGGCAGAGGCCCGGAAGTGGAAGGCGCTCGCTCGGAAGCACGAGAAGCAGGCGAAAGCCAACGCTACCAAGGCGACCAAGCTCGATGAGCTCGAAGAGGCAAGCAAGACCGAGATCCAGAAGGCGGCCGACAAGGCAGCTCTCTCGGAGAAACGCGCAACCGAGGCCGAGCTCAAGGCAACACGGTTCGAGGTTGCGCAGGGCAAGGAAGTACCGGCCAAGCTCATGAAGTTTCTCACGGGCTCCAGCAAAGAGGAGCTCGAGGAGTCGGCAGACGAGCTTCTGGCCGCGTTCAAGGACGACACGTCCGACAATGGAACACGTCCTAAGGAGAAGCTCAAGCCCGGAGCAGCACCCGGAGGCGAGCCCGAAGAGAACGACCCAGCACGACTCGCGGCCAAGATCCCGCGAGACATCTAAGTAGGAGGTAGAAATGTCAACGTTTCTCAAGGCCGAGCAGATCATCTCGGCTGCCCTCGGATTGCTGAGGCGGGAGCTTGTACTTCCGGGCCTCGTCTGGAGGGATGCCGCCGGGGACTTCGCAGGCACCAAAGGCGATACGATCTCGATCCGGCTGCCCGCATACGCGAAAGCCCGCACGCGTGCATTGCGCTCGGGTGACGCGCGAATCAGGGACAGCCTGGCTGAGCTCAAGGTCGACGTGTCGCTCGACACGGATGTCTACAAGGACATCAGGATCACGGACGAGGAGCTCACACTAGACATCGTCAACTTCGGTGCCCAGGTACTGACTCCGGTCATGATGGGAGTCGCTGAGACTCTCGAAGACGGCCTGATCACAACCGCTCAGGACGCCAGCTACGCCCAGTCCATCGCGTACACGTACGGGACGGACGACGCGTGGAAGGATCTCATTATCCCCGCTCGCGAGCTACTCAACAAGGCTCGTGTCCCGCAGGCCGGCCGTGTGCTGGCTGTAGGGTCTGGAGTTGAGACCGAGCTCCTCTCAACGGATCTGTTCGTCAAGGCGAACGAGTCCGGTAGCACCTCAGCACTCGAGGATGCAACGCTCGGCCGTAAGGCTGGGTTCACCATCGTATCCGTTCCTGGGCTGGATCCCGACGAGGCATATGCGTTCCACCGATCCGCGTACGTCATGTCGCAGCGTGCCCCGGTCGTTCCGGCTGGTGCACCGTTCGGTGCAACTTCCTCGTTCATGGGATACGCGATGCGTACCGTCCGCGTGCTCGACTCCGACACCATCGAGGACATCCTCGCAGTTGACTCCTGGGTGGGCTACAACACGGTGAAGGATCCCGGCTACTTCGACTCCAACGGACGTTGGCAGCCGACGGATGCTGAGCCCGGTACCGCCTTCGACATCACGGCAACTGCAGCGACCGACACGGTCAACGCAAATGCTCACGGTCTTTCGAATGGCGACCGGATCGTCTTCACTGCCCTGACGGGTGGCGGTGGTCTCACGACCAACCGTGAGTACTACGTCATCGGCGCCACGGCCAACGATTTCCAGGTCGCGGACACAGCAGGTGGCACAGCGATCGACATCACCTCGGACGCAACTGCAGGGTCGGCTCGTGAGAGTGGATCCGAGATGCTCGTCCGGTCGGTAAAGATCTCCGCAAGCTAAGAGAGATCCGATCGTAGTTCTTCAGGCTGGAGGGACGGGGCAATAAGGCCCCGGCCCTCCGGGCCTGGTCACTTCTAACCACAGGAGGGTTCACGTGGCAACTGTCGTATATGAGGGGGAATCTTCGTCTCTCACCCGGAAACGCGTGACGCTGTTTCGGGGTATCCCGACCGAGGTCTCGACCGCGGATGCAAAGGCTTTCTTGGCCCGTTCCGATGTAAAGAGATACAAGGCCCCGAATCCCGCTCCCAAGCCTGATCCAGATCCCGACCCGGATCCGGACGGCAACCCTGCCGAGGGAGATATAATCACGCTGGGCTTTGACGGGTCACTCTCGGACGACCACCCAGACCCGGATCCCAACACAGATCCAGGAGACGGGGCTTAGATTGGCAACTGACGTCCAGCTGTGGGCCGCCGATGAGAATGGCGATCCACGCAAGGTCACAGTCAACGAAATCCTCGGGGAGAAGTCCTTCGAGTTCAAGGCAGCAAGTTATGCCGATTTTCCTGCGCTTGAGACAGGTCTCGCGACTGAGACCGCAGCCGGCTGGGATCCAGCAATGATGACGAACCGAGCTGGTGGCGTCGGTGAGACTCTCATCGTTATCTACCGCAGGGCACTGGCGTAATGTTTCCCTCTCTTTCGACGATCCAGAAGCTCGCTGCCCGAGTTGACGGTGGGATAGCTGCCGGAGATGAGGCGCGCGCCCAGGCTAACCTGGATGACGCATCAGCCCTTGTGAGGCACGTGGCCCGCAGCGACTATGTCGATGTGGGTGGCAATCTCACAGACGGCATTCCCGATGCTATCCAGACGGTTGTGTTACTCGCTGCCAAGCGGGCTTTCACCAACCCTGAGGGCGTTGTCATGGGGACGGACGGTGACACTACGGCCACGTTCGGGACTCCCGACGTGTATCTGACGGCCAAGGAAGAGCAGATCGTCCGAGGGGCTGTAGGAGCAGGTGGAGGGGTCGGGACACTCCAGCTCGAGAGTAATCTGCCTGTCCCGGCATCCGAGCTCATGGGAGACGTTCTAGGTGCCATAGAGAGCGACGTCGGTTGAAAACCAGCCGCACCTTTCGCCATCGGGCACGCATAGAGCGGGATGTCAGTACTGGATCCCAGGATCCGTTCGGCAATCACCCCCCGTCCGATTGGCAGCCACTGCATGACGATCTCAGGTGCCGCTACTACGTCCAGGCGCGCACAGGTGCCCGGGAGATCGCAGACGCAGACAAGACGGCAGTCGTTGTCGGTGCCAAGATGATCATCCCGAGTGGCACAGACGTCACAGAAGCTGATCGGGTGATCGAAGTCCGTGACAGCGACGAGGTGGGCACTGTGCTCACCTCCCGACCCCACAATATCCAGGCGGTCATTCTTCGCCGGGACCATCTCGAGCTGATTCTCAAGGAGATCCGTTAGTGGCTGGCTATCTGAGGTGGAGAGGCGACGAAGTTGTCCGTAATGTCGAGTCGGCAGCCCGAAAGGCTGTCGAGGAGACGAACAAGGCCAAGGTCAATGCAGCACAAGGACGCGCTGCTGTCCGGTCAGGTGAGATGCGCGCCGGGATCCGCAACATAGGGATCGAGGTCTCCGGATCCCTGATCCGAGGGACGTGGGGCGGCACTGCTCGTCACTCGATCTTCGTTGAGCTCGGCACTGTGCACATGCGTGCGCAGCCATTTCTCCGCCCGACTGATGACGCCGAGAATCAGAAACTGGCTGGCCGGATAGCTTCGGAGCTCCGATGATCCCAGAGGTCGGGCTCAAGGCACTTCTGACCGCTCGCGCCACTCTTGCTGAGAGTCGCGTGTTCGTGGACGAGATCCCTCCGGGTGAGACAGCAAGCATGTCCCGCAAGTGCATTGTCATCGAACCGTCCGGGCCCTCCGTGCTCGGGGGCGCGTTCCAAGAGTACGGAGACGGTCGTTATGACATCCGGTGCTATGGCGAGACGCCCTACGAGGCAGCTCGTCTTCAGGCACAGGTGTACCAGGTGATGAAGCATCTCCAGCGTGAGACTCACGCCGGCGTGTTGATCCACTGGGCTCGGAGATCTGGGGGACCGATTCCCCTACGCGATCCCGATACCGACTGGCCGTTCCGGTTCGAAAGTTATCAGGTCCTAATCGCCGAGGTGGAGGTCGTATGAAAACGATCCAGTTCGACGGCCCTACAGCCGTACTTGTAGTCGACGGGCAGCGTATCAAACGCGGTGAGTCCGCGGAGGTATCCTCGGAGGCTGCGGGACGAATCAAGAAAATCCCTGGGATCAGGGTGGAGGTCCTGGCCGATGAACCGGCGCAGACCAAAGAGGAAACGGACGAGGCACCTGCCTCGGACGCAGACAACACGGAGGTGACTAGATGGAACCGTATGAGATCGTAGCGACACCGCTGACGGTCTACGTCGCGCCGGTCGGAACGCCGTTCCCCGCAATCGATGAGGCCGAGGCAGCGTTCAATGCAGGGTGGTTCAAGCTCGGTACTTCAGGAGCGAAAAACTACGACGATGCGGGCGTGACCGTGAGCCACGAACAGACGATCGAGACATTCAGAGGCGCAGGATCCACTCTGCCTCGTAAGGGCTGGCGTACCGAAGAGGACATCGTCTTCGGGTTCAAGCTCGTTGACGTATCCGCTGCGCAGTATGCCAAGATCCTCAACGATGCTGCGATCACAACCACTGCTCCGTCGGCTGGTGTAGCCGGCCAGGACGTGTTCGACCTCGTGCAAGGTGTCGAGGTAGGGCAGCTCGCGGTTCTGGCCCGGGGAGTTTCCCCCGAGGACGAGCAGTTCGCTGCTCAGTATCAGGCTCCACGCTGCTATGAGGGCTCGAGCGCCCGCGCTGTGCAGTATGGCAAGACGGCCCCGGCTGGTCTTGAGTGTGAGTTCCGCACATTGGACTCCGACGACCCAACCGAGCTGGTCATCCAGACCGGCGTAGCGATCTAAGCAACATGAGTGCAGAGGCCACGGCATTAGCAAAGGCCGCACAGCAGGTTCATGACGCAGCGCGCGTCCACAAGCGGTCTGAGTTTGCGCACCGCCGCCAGGCACGCGAGCTCATGCAGACATTCAGCGAGATCCAACGGGCGTGTGACGCGCTCGGCATCAAGATCACGATCACCAAGGCGAAGGGAGACAACACCCATGGCCGCAGAGAAAACGCAGCCGGACCACGCACCTGATACGATTCTCGACCTGGATAAGCTGGTCCCAGACCGGCGACAGGTCAAGTTCGGCGGTGCCATCTACGACCTGTCCGAGATCGTTGACTTCGGACCGATCGAGCTCAAGCAGATCGAGAAGCTGACGGACAATGTCAGCAAGCTCCAGACGCGTAAGACAGCAGGCGACGCATCTGACACCGAGCTCCAGCACCTCAACAAGCTCGTTGACACGCTGTCGGAGATGCTCGTCCAGGATGCACCCCAGGAGGAGATCCAGAAGCTCGGTTTCTGGCAGAAGTACACCATTATCAAGGACTTCCATGACCACATCCCCGTGTCCCAGGAGGGCGCGGAACCAGCTGCCCCTTTATCGACTACGGGGAGCTGATTCCGCGCCTTCAGGCGTTCTACGGCGGCGACCCTGAGCGATGGCTGTATATGAGGCTTCCGCTCCTTGAGTCGTACCTCGTCATGCTCCCGCGTCTTAGAGCACAGGATTCACTCCGTGAGTCCGCCGTATATGCGATCGGATCCGGAGCAATGGAGAAGGACGCCGCTCGTCGCATCAAGCATGACTGGGTTCGAGACGCAGATCCCGAGGCCCGCAGACGAGCGAAGCGACCCAGCACCCAGCAGCTCGCATCATTACCTATCCGCGTGAGGCGGGTACCCGTAAACACACCCAAGGAGTAACGGTTGGCCCAGTCGTTAGGATCGGCGCTTCTCGATCTCGATGTCGACAAGACAAAGCTATCGGCAGGAATGTCGGGGGCGAAACAAGAGGTCGACGCCACCTTCCGCTCGCTCGGACAGAAGACCAAGGACATGGGTGCCAAGCTCACCCAGACGGTCACTCCGATCGCAGCTGCCCTGGGCCTTGCGCTCCGAGAGGCGGGCAGGCAGTGGAACGAGGGCGTCAACGCCATCCGTGTCGGAACCGGAGCAACGGGTGTCGAGCTGGACAAGCTCGTCGACTCTATGAAGCGGGTCGGCGGAAAGGTCACCCAGCCGCTGGGAGAGGTTGGCAGGGTCATGTCCGACCTCGCCACGAGGACCGGGCTCACCGGCAAGCCGCTCGAAGAGCTCACTACGAATGTGCTCAACCTCGCCCGTGCCACCGGTGGGGACGCGCAGGCGTCGGTCGCTGGTATCACGCGGTTGTTCGGTGACTGGAGCATCAAGACCACGCAGATGACCCCCACCCTCGACAAGCTCTTTCGTGTCTCGCAGAGCACCGGCATCGGGGTTCAGCAACTCTCTGAGCTGATGGTCGCGTTCGGCTCCCCGCTCCGTAACCTCGGTCTTGACTTCGATACCTCGGCGGCGATGTTCGCCAAGTTCGAGCAAGAGGGCGTGAACATCCAGACCGTCATGCCCGGTCTCAAGATGGCGCTGGGGAACTTCGCCAAAGCTGGGCGTGACCCGGCAGAGGCCCTGCAAGAGACCTTCCTGGCGATGCAGAATGCCGGGTCCGGAGCTGAGCTGATGCAAATCGCCTACGATAACTTCGGTCAGAGAGCGGCACCCGACCTCGCTGCGGCCGTTCGTGAAGGCCGGTTCGAGTTCGATGAGCTCATTGACACGATGAACAACGGCTCGGATACGATCCAGTCTGCTGCGGATGACACACTCACGATGTCGGGCCGGTTCGCGATGTTCCGAAACAAGGTCACAGCTGCGATCGGGCCATTCGCTGAGTGGGGCGCTGTTGTTATGGGCGTCGTGGCAGCTGTCGGGCCCGCGTTGTTCGGGCTCGGTATCATCATGGACACAACCGTTGGGAAGGTCATCGGCGGGTGGATCAAGTCTGCTGCCTCAGCTGTCGCAGCGACTGTGAAAACGATAGCGCAGATTGCGATCCAGGTCGCTAAGTGGGCGTGGATGGGTGTGCAGGCCTTGCTCCACGCCGCTAAGGTAGCTGCTGCGTGGCTCATTGCGATGGGTCCGATCGCGCTTGTAGTTGTGGCTGTTCTCGGCCTGGTTGCGCTGATAGTTCTCAACTTCGACAAGATCAAAGAGTTCATCGGCAAGGCGTGGGAATGGATCAAGGATAAGACCTCACAGGTGTGGGACGCGATCAAGGGCTTCTTCGCTGAATGGTGGCCGCAGCTGCTCGCGATCTCCACGGCCGGGATATCTCTCATCGTGGCGTGGATCATCGATAACTGGGACAAGATCAAAGAGAAAACCAAAGAGATCTGGAACGGGATCAAGGAGTTCATCTCGAACACCTGGGAGCGGATCAAAGAGAAAACCAAAGAGATCTGGAACGGGATCAAGGAGTTCTTCTCCAACGCCTGGGAGCGGATCAAGGAGATTGCAACGAACGCGGGAGACGCTATAAAATCAGCGCTGGCAGCCGCGTGGGAATGGATCAGAAATCAGATCACCCAGACTGTGAACGTCTGGAAGAATCTCTTCTCCAACGCCTGGGATGCGATCAAGAACGGTGTAAAGAACGCCTGGGAGCGGATCAAGGAGGGCGTGAAAAACGGAGCGACAAACGTCGTCAACTTCATCAAAGAGCTCCCTGGCAGGATCGTCTCAGCTCTCGGCGATCTCGGTAGTCGGCTGCTTGAGGCTGGCAAGGCGCTGATGCGTGGTCTCCTGAACGGGATCAAGGCGGGCCTTGAAGCTGTGTGGGAGACCGTGAAAGGTATTGGAGGGAAGATCGCTAGCCTGAAGGGGCCGCTGCCCAAGGATCTCCAGCTCCTAGTCCCCGCAGGACGAGCTCTGATGAAGGGCTTGAGGGGTGGGATCGAAGTCGGATTCAACGCCGAGGTCGCTCCACTGCTCGCTGGGATCACTGCCACCATCGCGGATGGGGGAGCCTCCTCACGCACTAACAACATCGCGATCCACGGCGTGCCCATCACCTCGATGAACGAGCAGACCCTCGCTGACACCCTGCGGCGCATGGAAGTCCTCGGCGGGTTCGCCGTATGAGTGAGATCGGCACTGTCTCTTTCATCGATCCGGAT